GGGGCCGCCCCTGTTCCACCCGTAGCGGGGGAGGGGTCCGGGGTGGTCCCAGAAACGGCGGGGGGAGAAGGCTCAGAACTTTTTAAAGCTTTAATAGTTTGCTTGCTTAATTTTTTGTCAAAATTATCCAAACCCGTTGCGTCCATATACTGTTGACGCAAACCGGACAATTGACCGCCCATCAGCTTTTTGGCCGTCGCAATAACGCCTGCAAGCTGTTCAGGGCTATTTGCCGCATTAAATTGTGCTTGGAACGCCTCTCGATCTGCGCCGGTTCCTGCGCCAGATCCTAAAACAGCTTTCACAACTTCATCGGCTACAACTTGTTTTGCAGCGTTAAAGTCTGTGATGTTGCTCTTGCCAAACTCTGACGCTATAAAATTGTAGAATCGGTTGATGCCTTTGGTATCATGGTTGTTCAAACCTTTTGTAATATCTTCAAGTGAAGCAAGATGCTGAACCGATACGTTTAGTGATCGGACTAAATCGGCTTGTTTTCCGGTGCCAAAGTCTTTAACTGCTTTTACTTTCTCGCCATATGAAGTTTCATCGTAATCAGGATTGGCTTTGAACACTTCAGCCATGATGCGAGCCGCTCCCGGAGATCGGGCCGATGGCGGCGCTCTGCGGTATTCTGCAATCGCTTTTGCGCTTGCCGATACATCGCCAGCGGTCGGCGTATTAACATTAATTGTTTGCGGGCGTTCAGCCGATTCGGCAATGCCCATGTCGCGCTCTTCGCCCGTCACCTTGTTTGCAAAAAATAAATGCGGTTTGCCGTCTATTCCTTTTTTAGTTATTTTTTCAATGTTCTGACCAGCAATAGCGTTTTCTTCTTTTTGAACGCCCATCCGTTCTTTTTGAAGTTTTGCAATTTGTTCTTGCGCCTTCGCATTGGACTGATATGCGCCAGTAATGAATTTGAGCAAGCTACCGGGCGGACCAGACAACGCTTGTTGCACCGCTTGTAAATCTGTTTTATTCAAAACAGGCTCACCGTTAGCCAATTTTTCTTGCGTTAACCGTTCAAGAACTTGCTTGGCTGGCATCAACATTTGCGTTTCGATGATCTGCGGATCTACTTGGTTTTGCGTTGCGGTCTGCACTTGCTGCATAAACGGCAAAGTCGCGTTTACTAATATTTCTGCTTTTTTCAGGTGTTTATCTAATTCTGCTGCACCTAATTCTTGAGCGCCGCGCTGCGCTTCATTCATGCTCTTTTGAACTTTCATCCCCAGTGTGGGATTAATTTTCATTGCTTCAGCAGCGTAAGAGTTCTGGCCTTCCGCAGTAGAAAGATCAAATTTTGAGCTGATTGCCTTTAATTTACCGAGGTCTGCCTGTTCTTCTTGGGCAGACGCAAGCGTCATTTTGTTCATCTGACTGCGGTCAATGGCATCGGACAGCGTGTACGCTTTTTGTACAGCGCCAGCAATGTCTCCGGTGTTCTGGCCGATGCTCGAAATGCTTTGTGGGTCGATTGGCATATTATCCACCTATCCCGAAACCGCTTGTTTGTACGTCTGGTAAGGTCGGTGCGACGTATGGAGTTGCCCCGCCTCCTGCGCCTTGCAACCCCTTCAGCGTGTTCATTGTCGTGTAACTGTTAATTCCGTTGCTAATAGCCCCGGTGATCCCTCCAATCGTTCCTATACCAATGTTGGCTTGATTCTGGCCCTGCTGCATCGCAATGTTGCCCATGTTGGTAGCCGCGTTGCCGATGTTCGCCGCCTGCCCAGCCGCCGCTGCCTGACCGATTTGAACGGGCGCAAGCAGGTTCTGTAGTTCCTGCTGATAGGTCTGGTCGGCCAGCCCCTGGTTGTATCTGGACAGGCCTGCCAGCGTGTTGCCGGACAGGCCCATGCCCATTGCACCCGCTGCGGCTAGCGTCTGATTTTGGCCTTGCTGCTGTGCGAACTGGTAACCCGGCATATTCTGGAGCGTCTGCTGCGCGAGCTGCGGGTTAACTTTGCCGTCTGCGCCGATGCCAAGCAGATTCTGGTACGCGCCCATCGCGCTCTGACCGAGCTGCGTGTACGGCGTGGCCATCTCTTTCTGCTGCGCCAGTGCGGACTGCTGCTGTTGAATGGCAGCGTTGGATGCGTCTCTAGTGGCGCCTGCCGCTGTTGATCCTGCTGCCATTGCGCCGCCTGCGGCAACGACCGCACCGCCAATTATTGCTGCTGCTACCATTTCAATCTCCTAACCACGCGCTGTAATACCGCTCGACTTCCTCATAGCCAAGTTTTTCAAATAACCAGCTCGCGTCCTTGTGAAGTTTAGAACCAACAAATAACCGCTGTACGCCGCGACGCTTTAATTCTTTTTCGGCTGACTTGAACAGGTGATAACCCGTTCCGCCGCCCCTATGGTCTGGGTGTACATAAAAAATATCCATTGTGCAAGTTAGGCATGTCTGATAATGCAATCCCGGCGCAATAAACCCTACAAAATAACCAATTAATTTGCCGTCCTCGCGTGCGGTGACTGAAATCACCCCACCTTGCGCATCTCGCTCCAAATACACGTTGTATTGTGGATCAAGGGGCACTTTTTCCTTGTGCAAAGCCAATTCTTCCCAATGGATGGGGAGTATTGGCTTTACTTCTTCAAGAAACGGCGGAAATGGCTCAACTTGGCACGTAATCATGGCGACACCACAGTGGGCGTCAAACCGCGAAAATCAGCCCGATAAGTGCGAATGTCGACGATCATATGAATCCGATCATCTGACGAATTGTTGATTACTTCATGCTCAATGGCGTTCTGGAACCAATAGACGCCGCCGGTCTGCATATTGACCATTTCGTCGCCGCAACGAAAATTGCAGCCGGGGCCAGATTGCAGGACAAGGTGATAGCGGTCCCAGTATTCGGCATGGGCAGGCGTGTCCGCGTGCGGGTAGATACGACCGCCCGGGCGCAGCTTGTTAATCATGACGCGGCCTAACCGTTCGCCTTCAACGCGGGCCATCAAGCCGAATATCAGCGGTCGAGCTGCCGGCAGGTGCAGGGCGCCGTCCATCCAGACGCACTCGTGCTGATCCTTCTGGCCCTGCTCAAGCTCGGTCACGGACGCCGGCGGGAAGCGTAAAAAGATCGTTTCCGTGTCTCCAAACGGCCCTTGGGGGTAATCTCTCAAATAGGTGTCTGCCTTCCATAATGCCGCTTGGCGCGCAATTTGCTGCACCAATGGAATGTGGTCAAAACTTGATACAAATTGAAAATTCTTCATTTCCCTACCCATCCCGTGTTGGTTCCCGCTCCCGATTCCTTCACATACAGCGTTGTCCCGGCCCCACCCGACGTATTCAGGTACAGGTCGCCGATATTGCCAACGACAGCGCTGTTTGGACTGCCTGTGCCGGTCCGTAGCGCCACCGCGTTAATAGTTGGGGTGCCAGTCAGGGCAGGGGACGCGAGCGACGCCTTGGCCGCCAGATCGACTGTCAGGCCGGTGACCTGCGATTCGGTAATCTGGATTTGCGCCTGCGTAAATGCGCTGGCCGACGCCGCGCTGACGTAGACGTACAACTGGTTGAACCACGACCGCCAAACGGGGGTCAGCATATCCTTGGCCGAAATGACGGGACCGGGGATCGGGGCCAGTGCGGTCACTGCGCGCCCTCACGAATGGAAACCGCACCCTCGGTGATGGTGAACTGCACCGGGTCGGTCATGCGTATTCGAAACACAAAGTCTCGCGAACTGCCAAAACGTCGGGCGATAACGCGCTGTTTGTAGTTCCCCAGTGGCCCGACCTGCAGATTGCGAGGGGTCGAGTAAGTCCTGCCGTTGTCTTTGGAACATTCGACCGTGATGTAGGGGGTGACGCCTTGGCCAGTGTTTAGGCCCACGCCGGTCTCCATGTCTAAATACATCTCGTCGATGCTGAACCGGTTAAAGTCGTAGGAACCGTGCCGGGTGACCAGCTCGCGGACGATGGTCTGGCCGTTGTCCGTATAAACGCCACTGTCAAACCGGTGGATCTTGCCCGAATTGACCTCAGACACCACGGTGATGCCGTTGGTGTAGGCTGAGAACTGCGCCAAATGCCGCGTTGCGTAGTTTTGGGTCGTACCGCTTTGCGTGTCGCTCCACAGGCCCGAGGCCGTGTCGTACAGGAACGAGCGGTCAGCCGTGGGAAACGTCAATTGGTACATGGGGTGGCCGTTGATGACGTAACTGATCGCCACCGCGTCCGACACCGTGATCTTGGACATGATGTAGTCCAAATCGGGGGTCGAGATGACGGCCAAGTTATAGCCGGTGATCTGCACCACCTGCGCTGCGCCTTGGGGGTTCATGCCCAGAAAGCACACTGTTTGGTTCACATGGGCGCGGCTATAGACCGCTGCAATGCCGAATTCTGAGGTTGCCGAGATGATCGGCTGGAACGGTTCAGGCTGTGAGCCGACGTTCTGCCAAAACTCGGTATGGCGCTCGGAGAACAGGATCAGGTTACCGATCAGGGCATCGACGGCAAGTATGTTGTCCGAATACTGGGACGCCGATGCGAAGGCCAGCGAGTCCCAGATATTGCCGTTGAACAGGTTGGAGACCCAAAAATATTGAGTGCCGGGTTGCTCGCAGACGAAATAGCCGCTTACGAAAACAACCGATTGCGCGCCGTTTGGAAACCCGGACGAGGTGATCTGACTGAATGTGTTGGTGGCCGGGGTATAAATGTAGCCCGCGGTGCCGTCCACCACGATGATCTGGGACGGGTTGTTCGCAATGCCGACCGCCCCGGTGTTGGTGTTCAGTGACCCCAGCAGGGTCTGCACGAGGGCGGTGGTGACCGAGTAAAAGCCGTTTCCGGCCACGCAGTAGAATAAAGACTGGGTGCCGAGCATCCTGCGGACTACACCAGGCATCGTTGTGATGTTGACCAAACCGGGGGTGCCGAACACCGCGATCTGGGTCTTGTCGCCGTCTGGTCGCTGCTCGAAGTAGCAATTAAGGCGACGCTGCGCCGTGACCGGCAGCGAGCGGCCCTGAATCCCCGCGCCAAAAATAGGCACGACCTTCATTAAGGGTTACCGGCGTTAGGCTGAAAGTAGATCTCCGACACTTCGGTATTGCTGTGGCGGGCAAAAGTGACCGCTTCTTGGTAGCACTCCTCCATCACCGGACCCCACGGCGCGTTAAACATGGGCGCGATTTGCTTCGATAAGCCCCAACAGAGCGCCGAATACCACTCTTGGGGGTACTCGGGGTTGTCCAGCGGGTTGTTGAAGTCCTGCACGGGACGCAGGTACACGATGTGGATCTGTTTGGTGACGTCGGACGCACCGCCACAGTCGATGTATAAGACACCGTTGGCGCCTGACGGGCCGTTGTTGCCGATCTGTGCCTCGTAATAGATGGCTGTCGGGTCGCTGGTGTACGCGCTGCTCGTCTTGGTCGGCAGCGCTTCGTAGGTCTGGAGCGTCATGTAGTCGAGGGGGACGCTGTTCTGCGTGTTGTCCACGAGGATCGCCGTGACGATCTCTAGCGGGCGCTGGCCCTTGGTCGTGTAGTTATAAACGTAGTTCCCGGCGGACGCCGACGAGGGTAACCCCGCCGCGATGGTGATTGACCCTGCACCCGCGTTGACCCCGGTGATGGTGGTCGAAAAGCTGTCGCCCGTGTCGAGCTGCACCACGCAATAGTCGCCGGAGGTGAAGTTGCTAGTCGATCCCACCCCGGTGAACAGGGTGACTGCCGCCCCGTTGGCGCCAGTAGACAGTTGATCGGAAGCGTAGGTAACGCCTGGTACTGCCGCCACGCCACCGCACCAGTTATCGCCGGTCGGCCCGAGGTTGTACTGATACTGGCTTGCCGACAGGATCAGGTCGCCACGCTGCCGGGTCCACATCTTCAGACCCGGAGCGTAGTCCAAGCGCCCCATCCACGTTTTGACCATCATGTTCAGCTTGCGGGCACAGTCGGTCGTCTCAATAGGGTCGATCTGACCATAAACGTCCAGCTTGCCGATGTTCAGCAAAGCTTCGCGGATGATTTCGTCGCGATTTACGGTGAACGAATAAGTGCCGGACGTTGCCATTTAAGCTGCCTTTCGCGCCGCTAGCGCCTCGGTAATAACGTGCCAAATGACACGGTGAGCGTGTTCTGGCGTGATGTCCATCTGACACTGCGCCACCCCGGACGGTTTGCCATCCTCGCCCGTCACGTTTTTGCAGTGATCCCAGTTGTAATGCAACTGGTGACAGGCTGGCGCTTCATTGTTGCCACGCCCCGGACAACTGGTTTTATCGGCCCAGAGAACATGGGTGTTGTCCCAGTCGCGGGTAAGGTTGTCGTTGGACGAGTGCGACAAGAAGATGATTTTCGGCATCGGTTCGTGCGAGACCGCATTGAGCACGCCAGTCTCTGGCCCGATCACGAGGTCCGCCGCAAGGCTGAACGTCATGGTCTGGCGGATTGACCAGTCGCCCGACATCGGGTGTACCCGCGGGTCGATCTGCACCTTGCGGCCCTTCTCGTCCTTCACCGGCTGACCGTCTTCGGATACCTTGAACCAACCCTGCTCAAGCAATACCGCAGCGGGACCGCCGACCAAGAAAATATGCAGTTTCGGAAACTCAAGCAGCAGCGCCGCAATGATGTTATCCACAAATGGCCACGTTTTATGCACGGACGAACCGGCTAGTGACCACACTATGTTAAATTCACCACTCTGCGCCTTTAGCGCTTTGGCCCACTCGCGTTCCTCGGTAGTGGGGTAGAAATGCACCTGTGGCTTGTGCGGAATACCTGCCGCGTCGTGTTGCAGCTCCAGATAGTTCATGTTGGTGAGCTTGTGCCGTAGTGCCGGTGGCACACCGTGCAGGAACCGGCCCGGTATCGCTAGAAGCGTTCCTTCCGCCGACTCGGACAGATTCACCCACTTGTCGAACTTTGCCTTCTGGTAGTCCCAGAACGCGCCCAGCGCTAGGTTAGGCACCTGATCCTTGTCCTGATAGTAGAACTCGTCTACATTCGGGTCATGCAAAATGACATCGCTTCCCGGTGGAGAACAGAAGGCCGTGACATGGTAGCCCTGCTCCTTCAAGCCCGCGAAGATGCTCGACGCTTGGACGATATCGCCAAAAGCGCCGTATCGGACGACAGCGGCCCGCTTGGGGTGCTTGGGGATAAGGCAGCTGAATGTCTGCCCCTTCGCCTTTTTCTGAAAGACGAAGAACAAGCTGTACTCGCTGCCCTGATCCCGTCGCTGCCAGTCGAGCAGATCCCAATTGCCCGCCTTCTCCATCAGTTCAATCAGCCGGGTGTAGCCCACGTTCCACTTGTGGTCGGGATTCGCTCCCGGCTCACCGACCTTTGGGTACAGCGTCTCGTCGGGCAGGTACAGGACAAGGTAGCCGTTGATTTTGATGACCCGCAGCCACTCCTTTAGGCACTTGACCACGTTATCAAACGGGATGTGTTCCAGTACGTGACTGGAGAACACGAAGTCTAGCGAGTCGGTGCCGAATATCTTCAAGTCTGCCGCGTCGTCGATCCAAACGTCGGGCTTGAACTGGTGGCCGAAAAGCTGAATATCAGCGCCGTTATCAACGCCGATCATGTGCGGAAATGCCTTGTTCGGGCCACAACCGATGTCTAAACCCCGGCCACGGGTCCACTTTGGCAACTCCCAACGGATCTTGCCTGCCTCGTTCCCTTGCGGATCATCTGCTTTCCAGACCATGAGTTCCTCCCTCTGGTGCTTACTTGAACGGGTTGAGCGCGGAGAGAATCCGCGAGATCAATCCGGGCTGAGATACTGTGACCTGCTGTGCGTTTGGATCAATCGGCGGGTCGGTGTAAGGGACGGCTGTAGTGGGTTGAGGATCGCTTACGGAGTTGCCGTAGTCGTCAATCACAATATACGGCGGTGAAGTCCACGGTGTCACGCCGTCCCAAAGCACGGTATTAACAATAAATCCTGCCGGTACCGTCACGATATCGCCGTTTGTGTCGGTGTAACTAAACGTGTTGACGGTCACTATGTTGTACGTTTGAACACTCATCAAAAATACTCCACGATGAATACAAGACCACCAGCCCCAGAACCGCCATTTCCTCCAACAAAACCGTTTGTTGAGTTGCCAGCGCCGCCACCAGCGCCGCCGCCGCCATAATTTCCACCTGCGCCACCGACAGCGCCGTTGCCGCCGGTTATTGCTGTGCCAAACCCTGCGCCGCCACCAGCGCCGCCAGTTGCAATATACAGCCCGAGATAAGGCCATGGAATTGCAGAACCCGCAGCGCCAGCACCGGCAGCGACACCTGCGGTTCCCGCCGCTCCGCCACCTACATAACTTGCGCCTCCGGTTGCAATAATAATCGTTTGCGCGTTAGCCCCAGATTGAGCAACGCCTGATGCGTTAAAACCGCCGCCGCCAGCGCCGCCCGCAGGAGCGGATACATTTACGCCGCCAGTAAATCCTGCGCCAAGTGCCGTTGTGCCGCCGCCACCAGCGCCATTTGACGTACCTGAAAATGAACCACTTGCGCCAAATCCACCGTTGCCAATGAATAAAGCATTTTGACCACTAGCACTGTTTGTGCCAAACCCACCGTTGACGTTGGCAACAAGACCGCCCGAGCCACCGCCGCTTGCGGTTATTGAAATGCCCGGAGCGCCGCCACCGCCACCGCCCGCATAAAGATACGTTCCAAAACTTGTGATGCCGCCGCGGGCGCCCTGTCCTGCAATGCTGCCGCCCGTTGGCGTGACGCCGCTTTGACCACCTGCGCCACCCGCGCCAATCGTAATTGTTGGCGTACCGCTAATGTCTGACGCACGGAAAGTTTGAGACCAAGCCGGTGCGCCCCCACCGCCAGCACCACCAGATCCACCGGTTGCTGCGGCATACGTGCCACCAAAACCACCGCCAGCGCCGCCGCCGACAACCAATACACCGATAGCAATTACGCCTGTAGACGGGGTGTATGTTCCATTACCGGTAAACAACGTGGTTTTGGTTTTAACCGGAGAAGAACCGGCTGATATCGACGCTGCGGCTGGATTTGCTACGGTAGATTCAATGACTGGCGCTACGATTTGATCGTAACCAATGCTTGATAAATGGTTGACTCCGTTTCCACCGGTCGTGCCGCCTATTGATCCGTACACCTGCGTTGCGGTTAATTGCGGTGGAACAGACACCGCAGTACCAACCGACATCGAGCTGATGCTGATGGTTGTATTAGTCGGCAAATTTGCCGCACTAATCCACGGTGTAAATGTTGTGGAGGCCATCGGCAAATTGCCATCGAAATTTACAACGCCGTTTGCAACAACGCGCAAATGTCCATTTTTTACCGAAATTTGCACGGTATTGGTCGTGCTTGACCAATTGCCAGAATTAATGTTGTTTAGAAACGCGCCGTTATTTTTGTCCCAATAAATTTGGGTGTAATACGTTGTGCCATTGGTTGTGGTGCAGTTGATGAAACCGTAACCAGCGCCCGTGCCGCTGCCGCCCTGCGAATCGTAAAATCCAATGGTTAATGTTGTTCCAAGCCCAGACCAAGCGGATCCATTGTTAAACGTCAGCGTGACATCAAAATCGCCATCACAAGCATATGGCAAAGGGGTATTGCCCAACGTGCCGCTGTAAGGACCTAGTGGCGTGGTCGCGCCGATAACCTGCGACATGACCTGTCTAGTTGGATCTTTGCCATAGACGAGCAACGAATACTGTCTACTGACATCAATTAAACCAAGTCTAGGCAAATTGCTAATGCCGAGATTATTGCCGCTGCTACACAGCGTTCGCGCCAGTTGGGCATTTGCAGCGAATCCACGAATATAAGCTGTTGTGTTGTACGGAGGTCCAGCCGCCGGGTTAGCAGCGGTGTCTGTAATCAAAGCGATATCTGGAACGGTCGTATACGCGCATAGAAGCGTCAACTGCGTTGCCCAGACGTTCGGCCATTCATTGCCGGGATCGTTGATGCCAAAACCAATAAGAACGACAGTTGGGGCAAACGTCGAAACGTAGGAACTCCAAGTGCTGCTAGTGACTGTAAACCATGAAGGCAGCGTGCCACCAATTGCTACGCCTGTTGCTGAAAACTGGTTTAAGACGGTGCCGCCAATCGTGTAATCGGCAAACGTAAACGACTTGGCCGGGTAAGCCGATTGAAAAGCCGCCTTCATTTGTTCTACATAGTTGTCAACGCCCGAAACGGTTTCTCCTCCAGACAACGTGCTATCGCCCACGAACGCAACGCGGACGTTGGTCATGATTGTGGTCATGGTCGTGGCTGCGACCGTCTGAGACGCGCTCACCGTCCACGTAGTGCCACTGCCCGCTGTGATCGTCGTTCCGGCAGTCACGCCGGTACCGCTTAACGTTTGACCAATGACAATTTGTCCATTGATGCTACCGGCTGCAACGGTCAACGTCGTGCCGCTGATTGAACCGGTAAAACCGGCGCTCGAATTCAGTTTAGACAAATGGACATTTGGCTGAAACCCAACCACTGAAGGGGTCAACCCAATGTCAATTGTGGCCCCGCCTGACACTGGATTCCATGTCGAACCGGTCCAAGCGTACAAACCAGAATCGGTTGTGTACGCAAGCATCCCAATGGGTTCGCCGACCATTTGCGATAGCGTCGGTAGGGTCGCGACGGTAAAGGCGCTGCCTGCCGCTTGGCTGCGTCGTACCGGTAAGTCATATGACATCGCGACTCCTAAAACAAAAGACCGGCGCACGGCCGGTCCTCAGTCCCGGCATAAACCGGATAAGTTAAACCTTCAGTTTCAAGGTCTTTTGATCTGCCGGTGTTTCGACGTAGCCTACCGGTCGACGGTCGCCACGGTAGACAAGGCCATCCTGAACAAATCGACCCTCGATCCCGCCCTCACCGTAGATGGTGCCGTGCGGTCGAGTCGGGTTAAACAGTTTCGTGCCATCAGCCAGGAATTCGTCGTTTTGCATTTCCGCTCCCAATCAGTCCCAAAGGATGTTCCACAACCCGCCAGTGCCGGTTGTGACCACGATTAGGTTACCATTGTAGCGGACGCCCGTGCCACCTGACCCCGGATTGCCCTGAAAGCCGACAGCCGTAGCCGTCTGGGTGGCTGTCAACTGATTGGTCGTGGTGGTCGTGCCAAGGACATAGATGTCGTAAGGCGTGATCGTCCACGCTGTACCGGTACTGATCGCGTTAACGCCGTACAGGATGCCGCCACCCGAGCTGTCGATGGTAGCCGTGCCAGTCGTGCTTAGTGGGGTGTAGTTGGCGCAACCGGGGCTGTAAACCAACCCCGAAGTGGCGTCAATGTTGCAGACGCCCAGCGGGGAAAGCGAGTTCGCCGGATAGGTGGGGTTCAGGGTTGAAAGTGCCATGATCTATGACCGATCCAAATAGTTATTACGCTCTATAAACCCACCCACATCGTCGTAGAAAGCGTCGTTGTGTTCGCGAGTATATTCGTCATCCGTTTGCAGCAGCGCCTTCTTATCAAAGCCAACCCGCAGCGAATGGGCGCTTAACTCGCCGTTCGTCAGGTCGCCGTCGGCAAACTTGCCCGGCATATTGCCCGCAATGTTAATGCCCATCTTGCGCTGATCGGTGACTTCCTGATCCTCAATGTCCATGCCGGGTGGCAAGCCATTGAAAAACGCCGCGTTATTCATCATCCGGGTGGAACCATCTCCACCCGGCAAGCCTTCGCGACCGGGCATTCCCTTTTTCGCTCGGGCCTCCATGTCAGTGAGCCAGCCATGCTGATTTTCAGCACTCGATCCCTTGTCGGGGTAGTTGATCTGGAACTTTTCCTGCACAACCTTCGGCATGACTGGCTCCTCGCCTAGATCTTCTTGCTAGGAACGTCGTTGGTCATGCCGGGACGACCCATGTCTTTCGTGTTTGGCATCTGCGAACCCGAGGCCCGATAGACCCAGCCGTCACCGGGATAGCCGATGCCGCCTTCGTAGACGTTCATTTCTATCTTGCGGATGTCGGAATTCTCCTGATCCTCAATGTCCATGCCGGGTGGCAGGCTGTTGTAGAAGGCATTGACGCCAAACTCCAACCCCTTTTTGGCAAGGTAACCGCTGTTGCGGACACCGACCAGCTCGTTGTGCGACATCTCCGCGCTGTCAGGCAGCACGCCGACATCAGCAACGTGCTGGCCCTTCATCTCGTGGCGCTTCTGCGCCCGAGCGTTGGCCGACTTGATGATATCGGTGTGCGTCGGAGCATCGCCGCCGTACATTTCGGTCGCGAGCTGGTCCGCAGTGATCTGCGGGGTCTCGTACATTTTCCGACCGGGTTGCGTGATCTTAGGCATGAATTACTCCTTAAGCCGACACGTTGGCGCCGGGGAGGATCTGGTAATCCAGTGTGACAAGGTTGACACCCGAGGTGTCCGTGCCGTTGATCACATAGATTTGATCGCCCTGGTTGATTGAAACACCGCCGAGACCCGCCGCGCCCGCAGTGGTGTTCAGCGAGAACGTCTGCGTCGCGCCGATCTGGCCGGTGGCCGTCCCGTTCGCGTACAGCGTGTCCACGTAGAACACACCAAGGGTAGAGGTGGACAACGCTGGTGCAACGCCTGCCGCTGCCGTACTAGTGATACGGATGGCGGTTAACTGCGAAGCAGCAACGTGGATCGTGGCTGAGGTGTTGGTGGAACCCGCGTAGTTGTAGTATTGCGTCGCGGTGTAGGTCGAGGTGGACGCAACCGTCGTGAAGGCCGTGAGGCCAAACAGCAACAGGTTGGCGTGTGCCACGAATTTTGCCGAAAGGCCAGACGCGCCAGACGCCGTGATCGTCGCGAACGTGCCGCGAGCGAGATAGGCCGGGTTGTCGTAGGCCGCACTCTTCAAAGTATTGAGGTTAGACATAGTTTAGTGCTCCTTAAGCCAACGAGTCCCACTTCACGATGCGGGTGTTAATCGCAGCGGTGTGGACAATGCCGAAACCACCCAAGTAATACCAGGCGATGCCCTTTGAACGACCGTAGTCGGTTGGGATCTTGCCGCGCATTTCCTCTGGGACCGCGATGGCTTCTGCCACCGTGTCGTTGCCGAAGAAGAACATCCAGTCGCTGACGCCGTTCGTCCACGCAGTGGTGGTCGTGCCGTCCGTGCCGGTGCCCTTGGCGATATTGGTCTGCTCAATGTACCGGGTGTTCTCGTAGCGGCCAATCTCACCATTCATGATGAGGTTGAAGCCCGTGTCCGAGTACTGGTGAATCGTCTCAAGGTTGTTCTTGAGGGTACGCAAGGTCGTCGGCCATGCAATCGCGTAATAGTCGTCCGCGATATAAGCCGGGATGTTGCGTTCCTTCATTGCGTCCACGATCGCCTTGGCGTGCGCGTTTGAGAACGCGATGCTGTTGGTGCCGGTGACGGTGCCGTTGGTGTAGAGCGTGATGGCCGTGGAACTGGTGCCGCCGACTGGGATCGCTCGCAACAACGTCTGGTTGAACTGGGTCCAAGCAGCGCGGTCGAGGTACTTGACGCAATCGTTCTTAAGCACCTTCTTGATGACGTCCTCAACCGGGAACTTCGACAGATTGTCGAGCTTGCCCGAGTAGGGAACGCTGTTACCGGCTTCAGTGACCGTCAGGGTGCCCTGAATGATCGTGAAGTTGGTTTCCGGCATCGTGTTCGTCTCGACGAGGACCGCACCAGCGGCTGAAACGTCAGAGAAAACGTCCCACGTAAACACGTCGCCTTTTTTCTTGCCCTGCTGGCTGATGTCGTGGACATCGGCAAACTGGCGGAACTTGACCAGAGGCTGCACGTTAGCGCGCAGTACGTTGGATAATTGGCGGCTGTAGAGATAGCCCCCGAGGCTGTTAACAGCCCAAACTTGACCTGCCATGTGGCGTGACTCCTGTTGTAGAACCACGCCACGATGGCGGGTTCAGCGTCTATGAATAATCGGTCTCGACTGTCCCCGCGCTTTCGCCATCCTAACGATGGACGATTCGTAGGTTTCGTCGTCATCCTCGTCAGCTTCTTCCGCTTGCCGTCCACCGGCTACTGGAATCGACCTGACGGACGCCTTGCGTTGCTCTTTATCGGCTCGTCGCTGGGGATCAGCGGCAGGTGCAGCAGGTTTGCCTCGCAGTGCCCTTGCTTCCTCACCTACGGTGCGGAGGCGGTCCTTAAAGTCCATGTCGGGGTTGGATTGCGCCAGTTGGCTGTCCTTCCAGACGATGTATTCCTTAAGGCGGGGATCTTTGAGTTCGGCCTGGTATTCCTTATCGAACCAATTTACAGCTTCGCGAAACGTCAACCGACCATCAACGCGCTCGTCCACAAGTCGGGCAACGTCCGCATTAGCGGATGGTCGCTCAATGGCTTGTGCCAGTTCGTCAATCGCCTCTTGCTCACCCATAATTGCGCGGTTGAGCAGTTCTCGCACCCGGCCACTAACCGGGTTCGCCGCCTCGTCCCGGTGGGATGGAGGGGCGCTAAGACCATTTCTAACAAGTTCCTTGGCATTGCGCAAGTACTCGTCGGCTGCTGACACCTTGCCAGCGCTCTCCCGGAGCTGCTGGAGTGTGAGCCACTTCTCAATTCCGTTAACAATCAGGCGGTAGTAGGTCTCGCCGTTGGTGAGCTTGACGTCATCGGCCCCGGCAGCTCGGGCCTCGTCTAGCGCCCGGTCGGTTTCCTCAGCCTCGGCGACAATTTCGCCCTCATCCTGCTCGTGTTCAGCAGCACGGACGCCCTGTTCTGTCCACGCCTCGTCCTCCAGATCCTCCATGCCGTCCTGCGACTTGCGCTCGTCGGCTTGGTTGGCAATGTTGTTCAGCCGCTCCAGACGCTCGTCATTTCGCGCCTTGTTGGCCGCTCGCGCTTCAATTTCGCGCTCGCGGCGCAACTCGTCTTGATTGTCCTCGCTCATAATCAGTCCTCCTCCTTCAACAACTCCATCGACTGCAAGCCCATCTCCACCGCTCGACCGAGCCAGCTTTGAAACTTGCGCGCCGTCCAAATTGTGTTCCGCAATTCGAGGATTTCGCGCTCGGGTAGGATGCCCACACCCTGTACCAGCGCCTCGATGGCGTCCGCTTCCTCGTGTTTGGCCTTCTGGAGCAGGTAATCGCCGATGTCTGAGGTCAAAAAGTCCTCAACCTGCTTGCCAAACACGGCAGTGCGTACCAGCGGCTCGTCGGGGTCGATGTGGCGTGCCAATTACATCCCCTGCGCTGGTGCGGGCTGGCCCTGCGGAGCCTGTCCCGGCTGTTGTGGGGCCGCTGCGGCCGACATTTGACCGACGTTAGCCTGGTGCAATGCCTGATCCTTGGCCGCGAGGTGACCGGCGTAGATTTTGACGTTTTCGTGCAAGTCCTCTTTGTCGGCCAGCAGCATTTTGACGATGTTGCCCTGCGTCGCGGTGTCTCGCTTGACCGCATTGGCCTCGGACTTGTCCCGGCGCTCCATCAACAGCTGCTGCAACTTCATCTGCAACTGCTTGATCTGCTGTTGCTGTGCCGCTTTCTCTGGATCGTTGCCCAGTGAGAACCGCTCGCCGTCTGCGTAGCCTGACAAGGCCATGATTTCCTTGAATACTTCTTCCAGATTGACGCCCGGTGGCGGCTTTTGCGCGACCTTGGCAAACGAGGTGACGCCAACCAGAAACTTCTGCATCTTGGTCACGGGGTCGGTGTTACCCATGCCCACGTTGACGTTGACCGTCATCTCGCGCTCGAGCATATCGTCGGTGACCTTATCCATGCCGAACTTCTGGAACTGCTTGGACTTCTTGCCAGCGATCTCCAGCACCGTCTGGTCGGTCTCGTAGTGCTGTTCAAGCAGCACCAGCTGGCGCAGGACGGGCGCGATGAAGGTCTCGCAGTACGTCATGAGCATATAGTCGGTCAGCAGGTTGGCCGGCGCCTGTAGCAGCGTCATGGCCCGGGCCGGTTCCCGTGGTGAGCGGCTGGTCTGGACCGAGGCTGCGCTAAAGTTGCCGACCAGCTCGTCGAAGTTCTGGTTGTTTCGATCTTCCTCAGCGTAGGCCGAGGCGGTCACATCCGGCCAAGTGTTCTCCACAACGTCGGTTGCAGGGTCGTCCATGAGGACAACGCGACCGGGTACGTTGCGCACCAACGCCGGGAGGTCCACGTTTTTGCCGCGTTTGGCAAAGTAGCCCTTGTTAAGCACGAACTTGACGTTATCCAGTCGGCTGTTCTTGATCTCGTTGATTTCATCTTGCAGCCCCTTGACCAGTTGGGGGATGGACGAGGGAATCGGGCGGTGTGTCTCGACGGTAGCCACGCCCATCACGTACGGACGTTTCCCGTGGAACACTGTGGCGTCTAGGGGTTCGGGGTCCGTCAGCATCTTGTCGCTGTTCAACGTCCAGAACTGGTAGTCGGTGCCGTTCCAACGGTGAATGTGGCGGTGCACCCACACGATGTCGTAGTCCGATATTGTGCGACGCTCCAGATGGGCGTCTTGGGAGTTGCCACCACGGGCACGCCGGGTGCTGTCGTCGGCATCGCGTCCGACTAGGGCCGCATCTGGATATTTGTGCCACTGGCGGCCCTTGGGGTCTGGCCGTTCCATGCGCTGTTTGACGTCAACGACAAACATCGGGATCAGGTGGATCAGGTAGGGTGAGCTGTTGACCGGATCGGTCCAGTTCGATGACGGGTCGAAGCGGAAGTTTTCGATGGGGATCAGGTCCACCATCGGCTTATCGTCTGACCGGATCAGCTTGCCCTTAGCGTCCTTGCGCATCGCATAGCGCCATGACACATGGGCCACACAGGCGCCCTGCACCTGCGCGTCCTGCAAGCCGCCCATGCAGATCTGGAACCAGGGGATCGACTTCGTGAGCCGGTACTGGAGCAGCTGCTGCATGACATCGGCGGAGACTCGCTCGACTTCATCGTTGCCGTTGACCGGCGTGACTGAGATACGGTCTAGGTTGCTGAAGAACGCCGCTGCCGCTGCCGCCTCGTTCTTGCGAATGATGGCGCGGGTCTTGGGGACAAAGATGCTTGACCGCTTGCGGAAAATTTCGGAGTTGTACTTGCTGTCCGACGGGTGCTGGTTGTTGAACGCCTTGATCGAATCGTCCCATTTGGAACGGTAGTTGGTATCCACGAAGCTCGTGGAGAACCGATAGGCATCTTGCGCCCGACGCCGCCAGTTAGGTTGCTCGGGGTCGAAGTCGTCGTGTTCTTCCTCTGGCCCGTTTTGCTCAGGCTCGATGCCCATGCCGTCCGTCTCGTTGGCCGCGTACCAAAGGTCGGTCTCACCCGACGCGGGGTCTTTGATGCTCGGCGGCTGCGGACGCCACTGGGTCGATTCACTCATTGGAATTTATCCGTCTGTCTGTAGCGCCACGCTTTAGGCACTGTTGGCTCCCGTCCGTCCCAAGGGCCGCGAGGCAGGTCGAACGCCTCTAGCAATGCCCCGCCGAATTTAACGCAACTGTCGCGAATCTCGTCTGGTGTGCCCAACTTGTTCTTGGGCAATAGGCTGCTAAACCCTTCCTTGCCGATGACGTTGGCCACGGACCCTGCGATTGCGAGGTGACGCACGACAATGCCGCCGCCTTGAAAGCCGATGACCCATGGGTGATTGGGGTATGCCTGGTTGAGTGAATCCCCGACCTTCTGCGCGAGCGCCAGTTGCGTCGCTTCCTCGGGGTCACCCGCTTCCATGACCGCATTGAAATCAAGTCCTAGCATAGCCACACCGACAGCGGCCACGCGCACGACACCAATGTTTTGCCGACGCACATCTTCAGCGTTTCGTGCTCGTAGAAGTAGTCGACGACCTTCTTTGCCGCGCTGATCGCGAACACGATGGCCAGCGCGATGACCGGCTTCTGGCCCGTCAGTTGGACGCAGATGCCCAGCGCGCCGCCGTACACGATGTGGTTGGCCCAGTCTTGGGGGATCTGGGGAACGCGATCTAGGGGGTTTACGAATGGCATGGGGAGTCCTTAGTAACTTGGATACCAAAGGTGAGTGCCGCCATCGTACGTGAACGTCATCACGCGATTGATCGTTGCAGTAGATGCAAGGGCGATATTGCCAGTTACATCAGTTGTGAACGCGGCGGTGG